GTTTTTCAAAATATTGAAAACTTGTTCAATCTGTGCTAGGGATCGGAGACACTTTAAAACCTTGTGCAAATTGTCCACCTTTGAAAAGGCGCACTTTTTGGCAATCTTTGAGAAGATTGATTCCTTTTGGGAAACCTTTAGAAAGACCTACCTTTTGGCAAGCTTTTGAAAAACCGATGACTTTTGGGAAAGGTTTGAAAAAGTGAGAGAAAGTTTGTGAAAAGGTGAAAGAAAGGTGAGGGTAGGCAGGAGGCCATACCCCCTCCCCCTACACATATATACATTCATAAACATTTTGACAACTTTTAAAATTGTCCAACCTTTAGGGAACTTTCTGGGGGACCGCCTTTCTAAAACCTTTTAAAAGCTTCTAATAATATATTTCTATAATATTTATTTATAAGTTATTTTAGAAAGTTTTAAAAGCTTCTAATAATATATTTTATAATATTTATTATATAAATTATTTTAGAAAGTTATAAAACCTTTTAAAAGCTTTTAAAACCTCTTGAAAGGCGTGTTTGCCTATTATAGAGTTGTTTTCTTGTTTTGTCAATAAAAACTTGACAGATGTTAAATTCCTCTCTATAATGAGCAGTTATGAATAAATATTTACCACAAAAATCATCAGAGCGTGATCTGACAGAAAGACAACAAAAGTTCTTGGACTGTTTAATCCAAACGGGAGGTGATCTAAAACTAGCAGCAGATTTAGCAGGCTATGCTGAAGGAAGCTATCTTCAAGTTATAAAATCCCTTAAAAATGAAATAATAGATTTAGCCACTCAGATCCTTGCTCAATCCGCACCTAGAGCTGCTTTTAAACTTGTACATGTGATGGAATCGGATGAACCTATTCCTCAAGCCAATGTGAAGTTACAAGCGGCCCAAACCATCTTAGATCGTATTGGAGTTAGTAAAACAGATAAGTTAGATATTAGTGTAGATGATAGTAGTGGGTCTTTATTCATTCTTCCTGCAAAAAGGGTAATAGATATTGAAGTTGCCGAAAACTAAAGCAAGAACACAGGGTACAGCACCTTTTGCATATGACGATGATAAGCCTAACAAACAATTTGTCCGCAACGAAAATAAATATGAAATATTAAAAAAGGTTGTAGAGGGCATTGTTTCAGGGTCTATCAAGTCTATTAGGGAAGGTAGATTATTTGTAGAACATGAAGGTTATAGTATATCTGTACAATCTCTTGCTAATTATGTAAAAGAAGAAAGAGAATCAATAGGTAATAAAGGTAAGTATCATTATACAAGAGCTAATCAAGCTAAGATATCTGCTAGACAAGAGTTAAGAGATAAAAAAGAACAAGTTAAAAAGCTTCAAAAACAATTAACCAACGCTAAAAACTCTTTAGATTCTAAAACCAAGACTTTAACAAAACTTGATGAAGATTCTGAAACTGAGACAAAGGCTGGTAAAGTTGTAACAGATGCTGACATTGAAGAACTTTCACCGGCTGTTCAGAAGGCTGCAAGGAAAGAAGTTATATTCCAGCCTAATGAAGGTCCACAGACAGCCTTCTTAGCAGCTTCAGAAACTGATGTTCTTTATGGCGGTGCAGCAGGCGGTGGTAAGTCTTATGCTATGCTTGTTGATCCTTTGAGAAATTGCCATAGATCTGCTCACAGGGCTTTAATCCTAAGAAGGTCTATGCCAGAACTTCGGGAACTTATTGATAAGTCCCGTGAGCTTTACCCCAGAGCTTTTCCGGGGTGTAAGTTCAGAGAAGTAGAAAAGATATGGAACTTCCCCAGCGGAGCAAAGCTGGAGTTTGGTTTCCTTGAAAGAGATGCAGATGTTTATAGGTATCAGGGCCAAGCCTACTCTTGGATAGGTTTTGATGAGATCACGCACTTAAACACAGAGTTTTCTTGGAACTATCTAGCATCACGTTTAAGGACTACAGATTCAGAAATAACGCCCTACATGCGTTGTACCGCTAACCCCGGTGGTGTAGGAGCACATTGGGTAAAGAAGCGGTATGTAAGTCCAGAAGAACCTAACGTAAGTTTCACAGGTAAAGATGGACTTACACGACGTTTCATTACTGCCAGACTGGAAGATAATCCTTATCTGGCTAAAGACGGACGCTACGAGCAAATGCTCAAGGCACTTCCAGAAGTTCAGCGTAAACAGCTTCTGGAAGGTAGTTGGGATGTTACAGAAGGTGCTGCATTCACAGAGTTTGATTTAGATGTACACGTAATACCACCTTTTGAAATTCCTATAAGCTGGGAAAGAATTAAAGGTATTGACTATGGTTATGCTTCAGAAAGTGCATGTGTTTGGGCTACAATTGATCCTGATGACAACACACTAATTATTTACAGAGAATTATATAGAAAAGGTCTTACAGGAGAAGATTTAGCAGTTATGCTCACTAACATGGAATTAGAAGATCCATATAGTGTCCAAGGAGTTCTAGATACTTCAGCATGGAATAGGACAGGTACTACAGGTCCAACCGTAGGAGAAACTTTACAGAGGGCTGGGCATAAGCTGCGTAGGTCAGATAAAAATAGAATACAAGGTAAGATACAGATTCACGAGTATTTAAGAGTACAGTCTAATGGAAGACCTAAGCTGCAGATTTTTAGCAGTTGTCCAAATCTTGTAAAAGAATTACAAGGTATTCCTTTAGATAAAAGTAACCCAGAGGACGTGGATACTCACGCCCCTGATCATGCTTATGATGCCTTAAGATATTTAATTATGTCTAGACCTAAGGTAAATGATGTTTTTAGTAAATTTAGAAACTTAAGAATGGAACAAGCTTACACACCAGCAGATGCTGAATTTGGATATTAAAGGAGATATATAAAATGGCAAATCCTGTTTTTGAAATTAGAAATACCGGACGCAACTCTGCTCGTGCAGGAGATGTCCAAGAACTTGCTGACCACATTTGTACTTCGTGGGCTTCAACAACTACGGGCACTATTGCAGTAACGCATAGTCAGAACGTAGACGTAAGTTTTACTCAACCAGCAGATACTATTATACGAAACTTAATTGCTATTCCAGCAGGTAACATTGTTACTGCTGGTAACTCTGGAGACGATGTAGACTTTGACTTGGGTACTGCTGCCGGTGGTGGTCAGATTATTGACGAAGAAGCTATTCTTGATGATGGAGGTTCTGCTGTAACTTGGACTGCTAATGCACCCTTGTACCTTATTCAGAATTCTCATGGTCATGCAGCTAGCCAGTTTGTAAGCACCGCTACTACTGCTGGTGTCGTGGGTGGTCCTGCAACGTCAGAAGCTATTGTAATTGCTTCTACTTTGTATACGGCTTCTGCACGTACTTTGCATGTTAGACTTAAAGCTGCACAAACTAACTTAGCAACGGCAGCAACCACGGTTACTTTCTTGGTTGAGTTTTTACATCTTGGCGTGTTACCTGATTAAATATTATGGAAGAAGAGAATACATTAACGGCTAATGAGATTTACTTTGAGAAAGTTGAAGATGAACAAGGTCTTCAACTTACTCTAGAAGAAAACCTTCGTAAAAATCTCACAGGTCTTATAAATGACAGATTTGCTTCTGCTGAGTCTGCTAGAGACCTTGATGAAGGTAGGTGGTTAACTGCTTATCATAACTATAGAGGTCTTTATGCTAAGAATGTAAAGTTCAGAGAGTCTGAAAAGTCCAGAGTATTCGTTAAAATAACTAAGACTAAAGTAATCGCAGCCTTTGGACAACTTATAGAAGTTATCTTTGGCTCCGGTAAATTTCCTATCGGCGTATCAGAAACTAAAGTTCCTGAAGGAGTAGCAGAACATGCTCACTTGGATATTAACAATCCTTCGCCGGGTCTTGAAACGAGTGTGGGAGAGACTAAAGAGGCGGAAAATCCTTTTGATGTAGGTTACGCGGGAGATGGTAAAACTTTAAAACCCGGAGCAACTCATGGCTCTGGTAAGTTTGAAGTTGTTCCTCCTGTAGACGTACAGGCAGAAGAAGCAGGAGTTTTAAAAGAAAATCTTGTGCCTATTGCACAAGCTTTAGAGTTAAATCCTGCTCAGAAATCTGCAAGAAGGATGGAAAAACTTATACATGATCAGATAGAGGAGTCTAACGGAGCCAGTGAAATACGTAATGCGCTATTTGAGTCCGCACTTTTTGGGACTGGTATTATTAAAGGACCATTTAACTTTAACAAGACGTTACATCGTTGGGAAGATGTTGAAGGAGAAAGACAATATACTCCTGTTGATGTTCGTGTTCCTCGTCTTGAGTTTGTCAGTATTTGGGATTTTTTCCCAGACCCCAACGCTACCAGCTTATCCGAATGTGAATATGTTTTACATAGGCACAGACTTAATAGGACACAGTTACGAGCCTTAGGAAAGATGCCTTACTTTGATAAGGAAGCCATTAGGAACTGTCTCCAGAGTGGGCCTAACTATGTAGAGAAAGGTTACGAGAATGAACTGAGAGATAATCCTATTTCAGAAGACTCAGGACAGTTTGAAGTCATAGAGTACTGGGGTGTTATGGATGCTGAGTACTGCCGTCAGGTAGGTATGGAACTCTCAGAAGAAATAGATGACTTAGATGAAGTACAAATAAATGCTTGGATTTGTAACGGGGAACTTTTAAGAACTGTAGTAAATCCTTTTACACCTTTTAGAATCCCTTATCATTCTTTTAGCTACGAAAAGAATCCGTATAGCTTTTTTGGTATCGGTGTAGCAGAGAACATGGATGACTCTCAAAAGATTATGAATGGTCATGCAAGAATGGCTATTGATAATTTAGCTTTATCTGGATCTCTTGTATTTGATGTAGATGAGACTTCCTTAGTAGGTGGTCAGTCTATGGAGATTTATCCCGGTAAAGTTTTCAGGAGGCAAGCAGGTGTACCGGGAACTGCTATCAATGGTTTGAAGTTTCCTAATACATCCCAAGAAAACATGATGATGTTTGATAAGTTCCGTCAGCTTGCTGATGAACAGACAGGTATTCCTAGTTATAGTCATGGTCAGACAGGTGTACAGAGTATGACCAGAACTGCTTCTGGAATGTCTATGTTGTTAGGAGCAGCTTCATTAAATGTTAAAACCGTTATTAAGAACCTTGATGACTTTCTTTTAAAACCTTTAGGAGAGGCTTACTTCCAATGGAATATGCAATTCTTAGAAGGTAAGTTAGATGTACAAGGAGACTTAGAAGTAAGAGCTACAGGTACTAATAGTCTGATGCAGAAAGAGGTGAGGAGTCAAAGACTGACTACATTCTTACAGACCGTACAGAATCCAGCAGTAGCTCCTTTTGTTAAAATCAACAAGCTTATTAGCGAGCTTGCTTACAGCTTGGATCTAGACCCAGATGAACTTCTGAATGATCCTGAAGAAGCCGCTATCATGGCACAAATTATAGGGATGCAGAATGCTGGACAAAACGCTGGCGCGGAAGCTGGCCCCGGTGGTCAAAAACCCGGAGGCATGGGAGCCGCTCAAGGAGTACCTGAAGGCGCTCAAGATCTTGGAGCTACAGGTACTGGTGGGGGCAACATCGGAACTGGAGGTGTACCGCAGTCAGGGGAGAGTGAGTTCTCTGGAACGCCTAGAGCGGTTGAAGGATAATGTTGAACAAATGATGGAGTCTAGAGATGCCTAAAAAAAATAATATTCTTGAAAAAAACCCAGAGCCTCCTAAAGGACACGCTCCTTTTTCTGTTGAAACTTATAAACTAGTGGAAGCTGTTCGAGATGGACAGGTTACTTTAGAAGAGTTACCTAAAGAAGAGCGACAACAGGTTGAGTATCTTATTGAAGCTTTAGAAAGTGAAGAGAGTGCTCGTTCAAACAAAACAGAAGGCTCTCTTTTGATACCTGTAGAAGGTATGCCTGTTGAAGGTATGCCTGTAGATACTTATACGCCTGAAGATCAGGCAAATGCAGAAGAAACACAACTTCCTGATAATGAGATGGAAGGAGAATATATTGACCTTGTTCTTTCAGAAGCTTTAGAACCTGAAGAACAAGATTATTTAATGGAAACATTAACAGCAGATCCAAGGCTTAGTCAAATCTTTGACAAAGTTGTAGATACTGCTTCTGAATTTTCTGGCTCTGGAGAAGTAGAAGGGCCGGGAACGGGAGTATCAGATTCTATCCCCGCTAGACTTAGTGATGGAGAATTTGTTATGACCAGAAAGGCCACTGATCAGATTGGTGCGGATAATCTCCAAGTAATGATGGATGATGCTGAACGCGCTTATGACGGTGGTTTACAAGGAAAGAACGAAGGGGGATTACTATCTAGACCTGAAAACTCAGCATTTTCAAAAGATTCTGCTGATGATGAAGTTGAAAAACTTATGATGGCTTCTAATAGGATGCCTAGCGTTCGATAATTTTTACGGCTACCTTGATAAGACAAGCCCCATATCTTTTATAGGCCAATAAAAGAAGCATGGCTACCTTGCAAGACACAAGCCCCGTGAAGGAGAGAGAGTATGTCAGAACAACCTAACCCATATAATGCTAAAAAAGCTTGGCATAAGCCAGACAAACCTAGCATGGGAGATGCAGACGGATTATTTTTTGGACCTGAGGCCACCTCGGAAGAAGCCCCTCAAGAGTCGTCTCAAGAACCGTCTCATAATTATAAAAAGAGATACGATGATTTAAAGAAGCATTACGATAATAAGGTTTCTGAATTTAAACAGAAGGAACAGGAATTAGTAGCTCAAACTAGAGCTTCTGAACCTCAGTACAAGCCTCCTAGATCTGTTGAAGAACTAGAGCAGTTTAAAGAACAGTATCCTGATTTGTATAGTACAGTTGAAACTGTAGCACATTTGCAAAGTAAACGCCAAGTATCTGAACTTGAGTCTCAGTTAAGCTCGATGCGTCGACGCGAAACTGAGATACTTCAGAAAGAAGCAGAGACTTCCTTAAGGGATAGACATCCTGACTTTGAAGATATTAGAGGCGATGAAAACTTTCATGGGTGGGCTAAAGAACAACCTGAACAAATACAAAATTGGATTTATAATAATCCTGATAATGTTTCTTTAGCTTCAAAAGCTATTGATCTTTATAAAATAGAAAATGGCATTACTCAAACACAGACACAGCCCAGACGGCGACAGCCGCAAGGTTCGGCAGCAGATATGGTATCAACTAAAACAACTTCTGTAGATGCTCGTCAACCTAAAATCTGGACTGAACGGGAAATAGCTGCTATGTCCCTTGATCAGTTTGATAAATATGAAGAAGAAATTAATCATGCACTGGTGGAGGGTCGCGTAGTAGCCTAACTTATGTTTTATATAGGAGCACATAACAATGGCTTATAATCAATCAGACCAGTTCTTTGAGCCGAGTACAGATACCAATGCTAACTTTGGTAACTCTGTATCGGGTCAAACGAACTCATTCTTCCTGCCTAAGGTTTATTCCAAGCAGGTTCTTAACTTTTTTCGTAAAGCTTCTGTAGCAGAGGCTATTACGAATACTGACTATGCTGGTGAAATTTCAGCGTTTGGAGATAGTGTACGCATTATCAAAGAGCCTACAATTACTGTTTACCAGTATGAAAGAGGTGCAGATGTAACAGCTACCAAGCTAACGGATCAAGAGATTACGTTGGTTGTGGATACGGCTAACGCTTTCAAATTCATCGTTGATGATATTGAAAGTAATATGTCACATGTAAACTTCCAACAAGCTGCAACTTCTTCGGCTGCTTACGCTTTGCGTGATGCTTTTGATGAAGGTGTAATCGCTACGATGTTTGCTGGTGTAGCTGCGTCTAGTCCTAACCATATCTTAGGTTCTGATAGTGCAACTGACCTTGCAGCAGGCACCTTTGATGGTACTGGTAACTTGGACATCGGTTTTGCTGGAAGTGAGCATGATCCTATTGACGTTCTGTCTCATATGGCACGTCTCTTGGATGAGCAAAATATTCCTGAAGAAGGACGCTGGTTCTTGGCTAACCCCGAGTTCTATGAAGTCCTTGTACAAAGCTCTTCTAAGCTCTTGTCAGTTGACTATAACGCAGGTCAGGGTTCCATCCGTAATGGTTTGGTAAGCTCTGGCAAGCTCCGTGGTTTTGATATGTACAAGACCAATAACATTGCCTCTACGACTAACGCAGCAGGTAAGTGTATTGGTGGTCATATGAGTTCTACGGCAACTGCACAAACTATCACCAACTCTGAGGTCATTCGTGATCCTGATAGCTTCGGTGATATTGTCCGTGGTCTGCATGTATATGGAGCAAAAGTCCTTCGTGACGGCGCTCTCGTATCTGCCTTCTACGGTATTGACTAAACTAGCCGGGGGCTGCTTCGGTGGCCCCCTTCTTTTTCAGGAGTAGTTAATGGCTAAAATAGGCTCTGAAGAAAAACCATTTTTAATGTCTACTGGAACAATTGCTAGTAAAAAAAGCAGGTTTAGGAAAGGTTTCAATAAAGCTACATACGATGAAAACTATGATCGTATCTTTAGCAAAGATCCTCTTTCAAATAGACTTCAGTCTGAGTTTGAGATTGCAAGAGAAACATCTAAGACTTTTGAATCTGATCAAGATTAAGGAGAAGAATAATGCCGATGGTTAATGGTAAAAAATACCCCTATACTAAAGAGGGTAAAGCAGCGGCTGAGAAAGACCGTAATAAAAAGATGCATGGTGGCAAAGTAAGTTCTGGTATTTCTTCTATGGAAAAGGCTTGTGTTGCTAAAGCTGGGAAAAATAACAGCGTAACTTACTAATGGCTACTACCTATCAACAGCTCTGTAATGAAATCTTAAGAGAAGTAAATGAAGTTGAATTAACTTCAGCTACTTTTGCATCTTCTGTAGGTATACAGACACATGTAAAAGATATTGTTAATAGAGCATATTTAGATATAGTTAATGAAGAACCTCAATGGCCTTTTTTATCTACAGCAGAAAGTGGAGCTACTGATCCTATGTATGGTAATACTTATATAGAAACAGTAGCTGGTACTCGTTGGTATGAATTAAAACCTGCCAGTTCTTCTATTTTAGGAGACTATGGATATATAGACTGGGATAATTTTTATCTTACTACTGTAGGTGTAAGCGGAGAATCTGCTCCTTATACTGCGCGTAACTTAAGACATACTACTATTGAAGAATGGAAAGATTATTTTAGAATTTCTGAAAATTTAGATGATGCAGATTCCCAATCATATGGCGTACCCGGAAGGGTTGTAAGAAGTCCTGATGCCCGAAACTTTGGATTAAGCCCTATACCAGATCAAGTTTATAGAATCTGGTTTTTTGCTTTTAATCAGCCTACTAAGCTTGATTTATATGCAGATACAGTAGTCTTTCCAGATTTATATGTTCCTGTACTTATAAGTAAAGCAAGATACTATATACACCAGTTTAATGATAATGCTCAAGGTTCTGCTTTTGCCCTAGAGGATTATAAAAGAAATTTAAAAAATATGAAGTTACATCTTATGGAGCCTGATCCCGGTTACTTTAAAGATGACAGGATTATATTCGTCTAATGCCACAGTCTTTACCTTTCGGTGTGTCCTGTAAAGGAGGCTTAAATACAAACTTAAACCAGTTTGAAATGCTTTCTAATCCGGGTCTTGCTACAAAGCTTGAAAACTTTGAAGTAGATTCAGATGGTGGTTACAGAAGAATAAATGGTTTTGAACCTTTTGGTGGTGGAGATGCAGCAAGACCTAATAGTACTAATGCTATTCTAGGTCTTTTTGTTTATGCGGACGGTCTTATAGCTTGCTCTGGTACAAATATATATTTTACCTTGGAGGGTGAAACATGGTTACAGATAAATAGAGCTTCTGTAGCTGGTGGGGGAGATGACTATTCTGCTTTTACAGGAAGATCTGCTTTAGCTAGGACAAATCAAAACCAATGTAATTTTGCTTTTTATGAAGGTGATACGCAGTATGGAGAGCTTTTAATTACTGACGAAGCCTCTGCTACTAAACCTTTTTACTTTAAAATGACAGGTACGGGAGCATTAGGTAATAGAACTTATTTTGCTAAAGAGGTCACGGTAAGTGGTACTGTATATCCTATTGTAGGTGTAATTCACGATAAACATTATGTTGTGTCTGGGGATTCTAATAACCCCAATACTATTTACTATAGTGGTACTAATGATATAGATGACTTTACTTCTACAGGTTCTGGAAATATAAAACTTGATGACAAAGTTATAGGTTTAAAATCTTTTCGAGATGATCTTATTATCTTTTGTAAAAATAGTATTTATAAGTTAGTAAACATAAATACTTCTTCTACTATAGCTGTGGTGCCTGTAACTAAAAACGTAGGCTGCTTAGATAATCATAGTATTCAGGAAATTGCTGGTGACTTAGTATTTTTAAGTCCTGATGGAGTTAGGACTATTGCTGGTACTGCTCGTATCGGTGACGTAGAATTAGGAACAGTAAGCAGACAGATAGTCTCTATAACAGAAACTATTGCTAATGGTATTGACTCTTATGTAGTAGCTACTGTAGTTTTAAGACAGAAATCTCAGTATAGATTATTTTATACTACATCAGGTGCAGGGTCTTCACAGGCTAAAGGACTTATTGGTGCTATCACATCTCAGGGATTTCAATGGTCAGAAACTAAAGGAATACAAGCTACTGCTATAACTTCAGGTTTTAATAGTAATGGAATAGAAAAAACATATCATGGAGATGATGATGGCTATGTATACATCCACAATTCTGGAAGTGTTTTTTATCACGAGGGAGCTGCTGCAAGTATGAGAGCTACCTATGAAACTCCTAACTATGACTTTGGAGATTTTGGAACAAGAAAAAATATTAACTATGTTAAAATTTCTATAACTCCAGAAGGTACATCTCAGCCTGTTTTAAGAGTACGTTATAATTATGCAGATCCAGATTTTCCACAGCCCGATGATTATACTCTTCTTTCAGTCCCTTTACCTGCTATTTTTGGAGAGTCTCTTTTTGGTACAGGCGTCTTTGGAGCATCTAATGATCCTATGGTGAGGCAAGCTGTACAAGGAGGAGGACACACTACTAATTTTAGATTAAGAACAGAGGATTCTAATCCACCTTATTCAATAAATGGTATGTATATAGATTATACACCATCTAATAGGAGATAACATGGCAGGCACAAGTTACACAAGACAGAGCAGCTTTTCCGACGGAGACACAATTAGTGCTTCATTATTTAACAATGAGTATAATAAGATTGTAAATGCTTTTTCTTATGCTTCTTCTGGAACTACTGGTCATAGACATGATGGAACTTCTGCTGAAGGCGGAAACATTCATACTATTGGAGATCAAGATTTTCTTAATAAGGTTGTAGCAGATAGTACTAACAATCGCTGGGGCTTCTTTGTACAAGTTTCTAGCAGTGCTGTAGAGCAGATCAGGATTCAAGATGGTGCTATTGTACCTGTAACAGATAATGATATTGACCTTGGTACATCTTCTTTAGAATTTAAAGATGGTTATTTTGATGGTACTCTTTATACAGATGCTATAAATTTTAACGGTACTGTTATTTCAGCAACAGCCGCTGAATTGAATATTATGGATGGTGTCACAAGTACCGCAGCAGAGTTGAATATTTTAGACGGTGTAACAGCTACAGCAGCAGAACTTAATTACAGTGATACTGGAAGTGCCGTAGGTACTGTAGTAGCTAGTAAAGT